AACTGATATTTCTTGAGCCTAGAGAGTGCCTCGGGAATCCCATTTACTTTTATCGATATCTCGTTCGCCATTTAAATCCACCAGAATTTCTGAGTAAGATGGTCAGCGAAAATTATTAAAAATCTACCCCATTTTCGCCCGATTTTTACTCTATAGATACTGAAGAGAAACAGATTCAAGGGACATATATTCATAATTTTTTTCAAAGAAAGACTAATTGTCAGTAAAGCCATCACTCCCACTCCAGATATTTCGGATGATCAGCCGTCCACCGAATCGTCTTCTCAAGCGATGCCTTGAACGGAACAGGCGGTTTCCAACCAAGTGAGCGAATCAAAGAGCCATCGAGCGCATAGCGCAAATCATGTCCAGGACGCGATGCGTGAAAATCATACCACTCCCATTTCGGCTTCTTGCCGAGAATCTCACTGATGAGCAGCATCATATCAAGATTGCCGACCTCTACGTCGCCGGCAATATTTACGATTGGCTCCTCATGGCCTTCTCTCAAAAGAAAAAGCACCGCATCGGCATGATTGCGTGCATGAAGCCATATTCTTGTGCCTGATCTCCATTTTTCGTCTTTGAGTTTTTCGCCATGAATATTAATCGTCTCCCCCTTGAGGATTGCCCGCATAATGAGGGGGATGAATTTCTCTGGATGCTGACGCTCGCCGAAATTGTTCATCGTCCGCGTAATCGTTGTGTTCAGCTTATGGCTTTTATGATATGCCAGCGTAAGGCAATCTCCCCCTGCCTTTGCTGCAGAATAGGCATTTGAGGGATAGAGTCTGTCCCACTCTCTCCACTTTATAGCCTCGGGTGCGGGACCATAAACCTCGTCCGTAGAGACTTGAATATATCGCTTCAATACGTCTTGTGCCTGTAGGTTCTTTGCATACTCAAGCATATTATATGTGCCAACTATGTTCGAATAAATAAATGGCTCGGCATCCTCAAGGCTTCGGTCCACATGAGTCTCAGCGGCCGCATGGATGATATAGTCTACACCGCCTATCTCGTTTTTCACTCGTCCGTTCAATGGGGCTCGGATATCATGGTAGACAAATTTAATGCGCTCCAAATCCATCCCCGAGTCCACAATCCTGTTCAAATCACCCGCATAAGTCAGCTTGTCAAGAATCACCACTTCCCAGTCCGTATTCGCAAGGAAGTGTTCTATCATGTGGTGTCCGATAAAACCTGCACCTCCAGTTATGAGGCATTTAATTGCCATTACAACCTCGTTATCTCCGTCACCGCAAGCTGGAGATATTTCTCCTGCTCACTCCAATTCTCGACAAGCTTTATCTCAAATTGTCGGCTATTATGGTAAATACGCATTCCCTCTTTTATTCCACTCCGATATTTAAGATAAACATAATAATCGGGGTATGTTATCGACTTATCATAAGAGAGCGCCTCCTCTGCTTTCGGAAGCGATTCGAACCGGCAGCGCACATGGGCATAAAGAACATCCCAACTAATCACCGCTGTCGTATAACCTCCCATTCCATCATCAGTAGCACCCAGCGTCTCCTGCATTATTTTGCATTTGGAATCGAGAAGTGCTGGAAAACTCATTTCGCCACCACGCTCTCGGGACTTTCTGGCCTATGCTTTTTTGATTTAATCATTACTTTTTCTCTTTATTTGAACTTTACCCCTACAGTAAGGACAAAATTCTATGTGCATAAAATAATTCACCCTTCTCAATTCATCATATTTAGTAATAAAATATTTCTCAGAAAACCGTTGCGTACAAGGAAGCCTGTCTCCTGGTTTCTTAATAAACCCGTCCCTGACAGCCTGTATGAAAACATTGCATTCACAACTTTCCATCTCACACTAGCCTCGATTTGAATAGCTCAAGATCGGCAAGCATCCCTGGCGTACCCGAAAGGGCTGCATCAATATCTCCCATCGTATAGGCATAGACTCGACCTATCTTCTCGCTTTTTAGTGAAGCATCCTTGCCTATGAGATTGTACTTATATTTCACAAGCTCAATGCAGATTTGCTTCAGGGCAGCGGGGATGGTGGCGTATCCAGCATAATAGCTTACATAGATATTCTGGAATCCCTCGGCAAACTCAGATGAAAGATGGATAATTCCATCCTCGTAATCCACGTCGAAAGCGTCTATCGGCCTGTCTGGAATCTTGAGATAATTATAATAATCCTTACAATAGACATTATATTTTGTAAAAAGCTGTGTGCAGGGATAGGCGTTATAGGTTGTGTTTTGGATCGTACCCGTCCAATTTGCGGTGCCATTTATGGCCGTGGCAAGCTCGGCGAGAGTGTCATAAAGGGCATTCGATATGTCGAAATTGGCATCGGTTGTCCCATCCCGCATAAGCTTCACGGTCTGAGCGCCCTGATCAACCTCCACATAGGCGTTATAAGCCGTGGTGTCCGTACACCTGACCCTTATTACATCGATCGTTCCCTGGCATACCTGATAAACGCCAATCACGGGATAGTTATTAAGAAAAAGCTTCGCTTCTCCCCCGTCGTACCTCTCAAGGCCATGCTCAGTTGCCTCAAGCGTCTTATGGCAACAGCGGTTAATGAGGTCTGTGGCGGCAAGTATAAGTTCGTTAATAACATAGTCACCCGTTATTATTAGCGTCTGTTCGTTTGCCGAGCCTAGCGCATCTAATTGGCCTGTCTCAAGAAGGTCCGTAGAAGTAGAGCCTGAATGACAGATAATTCCTGCCTCCCATCCCGCTAAGACATTTATGGCCGCCACGAGCTCACCCACCGTGTCGTATGCCGCTGCCGTCAGGTCCCAATTCGCATCGTTTACGGCATCGTGCCAAAGGTCTAATTTATCGAGCACTATCTGGGCGGTTGCCGTGGCCGCAGCCCCAGAATAATAAACCCAAAATGCGTCCTGTTCGGCATCGTGACCAAGGTAAGATAGAACGTCTTCGACCGTTACTAATGCCATCTCATTTCTCCTCTATTGGATAGATCCCCCAACCCTGAAATCTTGCTTTTTGCCATGAAGTTTCCAGGTGGATTTCTCTACATATGCCTGTAGTTTCCAAATTCCAGCATCATCTAAATCATCTACTTGTGTTACATAAACAATGCTTGTAGACGTTTTCTCGCTAGCAACCCAAAAACCAACCGTACCGACGGTTGGTTTTTTATATTTGATTTTCCTCACCGTTGCACCGCTAATGTCCGTTCCAACATCAAGGATAATTTCTATTCCCTTGTCACCCACATACGCATCATATTCTACGGTGATAGCCATTTTATTCTCCTTCGGGTGGCGTTATTTTTGATTTTAATTTGATGGTCTTTTTAATCCTCGCCTCAAATTTTTGAGACCGCTCTGTTAGCTTACTTGTAAATCGGATTGTTTTAATTATTTCAACGGTTGACTGGCAACCAATTCCTGTAATTGAACCGTTGCCAGATATTGATGCTAACCCCGATGATTCCTTTTTGGCCACTCCTTCAAGAATACCAGTGCTGGAAATTAAGCCTGTTCCACTCGTTTTTTTTATGCCTACGCCAATCAAATCACCCTGTTTTGTGATTATTGCCGACGCAAAGGCTTCTTTTTCGCCTGTTGATGCAAGTAAACCGCCACCAGAGATTACGGCTGCACCCGAGTGTTCCTCTTCCTCTTCTTTTGTACCAAATGCGGTTAAAGCACCATTCCCAGATATTAATGCCTCGGCAGAGATTACCTTTTGTCCCTCGGAAACTAATGTTCCAGTTCCCGATAACACAATGCTTCTTAAGGCATCCTTCTTTCCGGTGGTAGATAATACACCTCCACCAGAAAGAATCGCAGACCCAGAATGCGCCTCTGCGCTTGTTCCGATTGCCGTTAGGTTGCCTGCCCCTGAATTTATGAATATTCCAGATGAAGTCTTTTGTCCCTGGGGAACCATAGAGCCAGCCCCAGAAATTCCAAGGCTTCCGGCAATAGATTTTCCTCCCGTTGACGAAACTGTTCCGGCACCAGAAATGATGCTCGTACCGAATGTTTTTTTTGTCGCCTGGGCACCAAGACTTCCTGTCCCTGAAACGGATACTACATTCTCGCCACCCTTAATTCCAACGGGAGTTATATTTCCATTACCTGAAATTCCAATGGCCTCAGATGCTTTTTTTATACCCTGGGTAGAGATAGCGCCGTTTCCAGATATTACTGCTTGGCCTTCATGCTCTTCTGCTCCAGGTGATCCTGTAGCCAATATGTCTCCGCCACCAGAAGCAGCAAAAACACCACCTGATTCTTTTGCTCCCGTAACGGAAAGCGCTCCATTGCCAGATATTGCAGCTATGCCAAAAAACATAACCAGGCCAATAACCGCAAGAAGACCTGCCCCAGAGACCGCACTACCCCCCTTACCACCTTTCTTGGGCGTTCCGCTCAGCGAGCCATTCCCAGAAATAGAACCCGAGCCAGAATGCTCTTCTCCGACAACATCGGGAACATCCACCCTTATCCAGGAGACATATTGATACTGGTTCTTCTGTGTGGCCACGGCCGTGACTCGAACCCTGAGAGCAGTATAGTCCGTGATATTCGCAGCCTCAGCTTCGCTCAATGTCATGTTGTATTCGGCCATCACGGTAGTGAGCACCACATCGCCACTATCCTTAATCACGACAGCACCCTGCATTAGTTCGTACCTGACCGTCCCCGTCACTTTTGCATAAGCCCTTATCCTGATGACGTGGTCCGTGTGGACATTTGGATCTGTGACACCAGAAAGTCCCAAGGTGAATGATGCATCCGTTGCTGACTTCGCTGAGGTCAGAAAATCGCCATCATCAAACGGCTCTTCGTCGATCTTCTCCCAGAGTGGCTCAACAGTCCACGCCCCGGGATTCTCGATGTCGGAAGAGGGTCGTGCGTATTGCAATTAGTTTCTCCAGTCTTTATGCATTTAAGTCCAAGTCTCCATCAGTCAAAACATGGGTGCCCTGGCTAGCAAACGCTTCGTTCACTATGGGCGCAGAAAGATAAAATGTCCCACCCGTAATTGCGCTCCAAAGCCCCATATGCTTAATAGTCTTCCCTGTGGGAATATCAAACACGGGCTGGTTCGAGCTGTCTATAACTCCACCTGTCGCTGGATTCCAGCCAATAGCCTTCCTTACATATGAAGGGTCGCCACCGCTGAGTTCATTCTCTCCCGTAGCCCCAGGATCATCATCGTGAAGCGAAGCGTAAACGGCAAGTCCCCCAAGCGCATTGAGCATCGCATTTTTGGCTTCAACGCTATAACCAGCTCCACCCAATAAGAATTCAAAAGCCCCTATGCAAGGATTTGTCTCTTGAGGAACGGATACGCCATCATAATCCTCTGTCAATCCAACATCCACACCAGCATTTCGGCATGGCGAATCAGATTGAAGGTGGAAATCGTCAACATCACCAGTATATCCCGTACCGATGTCTATGCTTACTAGGTCAAAATAAGCAGTGAGAGTTTTTGCATAAGAAGCATCTCCAAGATAAAAGTATCTTGGCCCATTGCGATAAGTTCCAGTAAGCGTTCCCGAATCCTGGGGGACATCATCTACTTCCCACGCCCATGTTTCTGCAACGGTATCGTATTCCACATCAATCTTGTACCATGTATCCAAATTGATGGGATTATCTGAGTTATACCAATTATCATCACCATCGTTATAGAGTCTAAATTGAAAATAAAGATTGTCGCTTTCTTGATAAAGATAAAGAGAAACTGGTACTTGCCAGGAAGAGTTGACCCCCCGAAAAAGATAAATCTTCTCAGCGTTGATTATCCCTTCTGCTGTTATTTGAACATAAAACGTAGTAGTGGTTATGCTATTATCTGAATCAGTATCGTATTCTGCCCGTGCATCAAAATTTGGGGATATTTTCTGGATTTTTAAGATTTGAGACCCACCACCAGTAGGGGGTGTTACATCAGCGCTGTCTGGGTCAACGATAGATCCTACACCTTCAGTTTCATCCCAATCATTTTCGTAGCCGGCTCCCTCAAAGCTCTCGGCTATTAATTCTCCTCCTGCACCTTTTACGTCTACTAATTTCGGGTCACTCTCCATCTCTCCTGTTCCAAGGGTAAATCCAAGGTTACCATAATTCCCATAATAACAATTATGGTCATGCGTCCAAGACCATCCCTCACCAGTTGAATTGCAAACGTAAGACCAGCTTCCAAGAAGAAAGAAAATGTTATTCTTGAATTTGAACTCACTCGAACCAGCACCCCCAAAACCAATATAGCTGTAATCGCTTGTGGTGATGGTATCAATACAAGTATTATTATAGAACTGAAAATTAACTACAGGCGGATTCGCATAAAGCATAGTTGACCAACCATCAATCCAAACATTGTAATAAATCGAACAATTAGTCAGGGTGTAACCACCAGCCACCTCAATTAAACCAGCACAGTTATACATCCAGTTGTGATGAATTTTAATGTCTGTAACATCCTGAGACATAAAAACCTCGAAAGCACCGCCATCTTTACCATAATCGTAACTATCTTGGACACAGTTTTCTATGAGATTATGGTGAGCCTCGCTGTAGGATTTTCTGAGCCAAACCCCTGTTGCCCCATAATCATCATCGCCACCCTCTGTATTTACAACCATCAATAGATCGTGAATATAATTGTATCTGACCATTGTGTATTCGCCGAGAGAATAAACTCCAGCCCCTCCGTTGGACATCTCACAGTATTCGATAATATTATGGTCTCCACCACTCTGTATATAAACACAGGCTTCATGGTTATCCTGAAGGTCTAAATATCTGATTTTTACATAATCAGCAGTAATGCGGATGTCTCGCTCTAGGCTTGAACCAGGATTTTTAATTATCGGCATGTCTCCTGAGCCATAATCCTGATAAGCGATATAGTGTCCGTCTGTTCCTGAATTGTCACACCATAATTCCGTTCCTGACCATGTTTCGTCTCGCTTGAAGTGGACTATATCATCCTGAGAAAAGGCCACGCTATTTACTTTGGTTATTGTCTGCCAGGGGTCGCCTATAGTGCCCAATCCTTCATCGTCACCAAGCGTGGCATCTACGTAGTAATCGCTCATTTCTTCTTCTTTAATTCCTTATATTTTTGGGATAGCTCTTCTCTTGAAATAAGTCCTTTATCGAAAAATATTTTCTTCTGTAACATCACATCGGCATAAAGTCCCTCCAAGCGCTTAATGTGATCGCCTAGTCTCTCGTTAATCCGCTTCTCTATCTCCTCATTCATGTCTCGTTTAATAGAGATAACCTCTTTCTGGGTGTCAGCAAAACCATCAAGGAGGGCCTTCTTGAAAGACTTTTTGCCTTGTTGGAAGGACGTTCCAGGCAACTGCCCTTTTGGCATAGTTACCTCCTTATTCTTAGGCGTTTAAGTCTAAATCAGCATCGGTCAGAGTATATGTACCCTGTGCGCCGAAAACCTCATCCGTCACATCTGCTGCCCCATAAAATACTCCGGCGCTTTCTGCAGACCAGAAGCCAACATAACTGACCGTCTTTCCAGCACCCACATCGAGTACAGGCTGATTTGACGAGTCAAGGCTTCCACCGCTTGCCGCATTCCATGTAATTGCCTTCCTGATATAAGCAGGACTGCCTCCTGAAATCTCGTTCAATCCGGTATCTCCAGGATCGCCCTCGTGGAGTGACACGAAGACAGCAAGTGCACCGAGTGCGTCAAGCATTGCGTTTTTTCCTAATGAACCGTATGGCATTTTAAACCTCCATTAAATTATTTATCCTACGTAATAATGTCTTTTTTCTTTCTCTGGCCTTTCTATCATTTTATGTTTCTTGGGCCGTCCAATCGCCTTTGCATAACCGCCGTCTATAAGCGCCTTTGCAAAATGCGGTTGGACCTCTCTTATGTCTCCTTTCTGATAGCAGGATTTGAAATCCTGGATGAACTCAATCTTTACCATCTTTTTTCTCTTCTTCCATCCATGATTTGCATTTCTTTTTCTTTTTTGGTTCTAGGATTTCAGGCGCTATAAAATCTTTGTGGTAACCTTCTTTTGGGTGTATTATCGGTACATTAAAAAGTTCCTGCATCGTTGGAATCTCTTTCGGATGCGGGCTTTTACTAAAAACGCAATAAAGAGCAATCAAATTCATGTTTTTTCCTCCATTATCTCTCTTGCATCTTCGTCTTCCTCGTTATCTTCTTCCGGCATTTCTGGTAAAACCATTTTTGAAAGATCCCCTGCAAGCGCTGGAATGACTGCATCCATTTCAATCTCAAACTCCACCTTGACCTTTCCGCCACAATTTGGACAGGTAACAATTTTCTCTATCGTCGGCATTTCTACAGGCAATGGGACTATTTGTTCTTTCTCTTCCTTTTTTGTCATTCAAAACCTCCTTAAAAGAAGGATTAGGGACGGTCGCCAAGACGCTAAGCGACTCGCCACCGTCCCGTCCTTTTCACCTTGAAAACATTAAGCCAACATTGTGGCCTGTTTGTATCTCGCTCTCAACCTCACCAGTGCCGCACTAACCGCAGCATTCTGGGTCAATGTCTCTGTAATCAGAATTCCAACATGGGTATAGGTAGCAGTAAAATCCTCTCCTCTTGCAAAGAGAGAATAATCAATAGTATTTGCTGCCGTTACAGTAGCCGCGGCCTTAAGATTGGCCACCGCTCCCGCGGCACCAACCCTCTGTCGCATTTGACAGGTCAAGGAAGACGCTGCCATAGCTGCGGTTTGAACTAAGAACCAAGCAAGATCGTAATTCTGCATAGAAAAATACAACGGGGTATTTGCAGAGTTATTGAGAGTTGCTGCAATCATCACCACATCAGCTCGCATGTTTTCATCTGGTTTGTGTACGTTTGCCAATTTTTCCTCCTATTAGCTTGTCGGTACATCAAGTGCCACGAATGGACTCACAGTATTGCCTCCCCTCAATGGAGTCAAAGGAGCATCCATCAGGGGTTGGCCGTCTACCCTGAGTACCACTCGCCAAAATGTCTCATCAGTACGGAAGCCGTAATGGCTTTGTCCGTAATCCACATGACGAGACCCCATAATCTCCAATTCCTTGTCGGCTATCAGGTAATGGCCAGCACCGAAATCGGCGAGGATAATGTCACCCGAGGTGCCGAGGGACTGGCATTTTTCGGTCACGATGAAGGGACGACCCCAGAGCGTTCTCTGGCTCAGGTCTAAGACCGTTGCCTGATTCGCTGCTGGAGCAGTCGCCTCGAATAACCTATCCACCACATCGGGATTCAAAAGCCATACAGCGCGGTTCCAACTATCGGGAAGCAGTCGCCTTGCCATCCTGGCGATATCTCGCCAATCGACAGTTCCTGCCGTCCAACGTGGTTCCACAATCAAGGCATTTGCATTGAGAATTCCAAGCGGTTGCCCGACTCCTGATCCGTTGATGAAATAGTCATCCTCTATGAACCGAATTGCCTGCCCAAAGGCTATCTTCATGAAATTGCCAAAAGCTCCGTAATCATCTTCCAACTCGTTCGAAGCAAAACAACTTCCCACGAGTTTATGAAGGGTGAGCTCACATTCGCCCATACCAGGCTTTGACACAACGATTCCTTTCGTCGTAGCCTCGCCTACCCAGCGAAATGTGATGCCCCCAAAAATATTAGAGCTTCTGTCGCTTTCCTTGAACTTCCTCACCTTAAGGGAATCTCCCTTTACCCTGAAAGCAGCATCGCCAACCAATGGTCTCACGATAGCATCTTCAAGTGCCGCGTGATAAATCCCATCAGCCCACTGCTCGGGAACAAGGAAACCCCCTTGTGAATCATCACCTATTTCCATGTGACCTGCCGTCTTTAACCGACCACTGTTCATTTCGCCATCACAAACTTTGCGGACCGTGACAAGGAACTCACCTAGACTTGAAAATCCGCCATCTTTCGTATCGTATCCCATTTCTTTCACTTAGCTTGTGGCAGCTCCGAGAACAACAAAAGGAGACTGGGTAGTAACTGGTGCGGCAGCATTACGAGGTGTAATAGTCTGCGCAGGCCAGCACTGACCGGCTACTCTAAGTACAAATCTCCAGCAATCTTCATCCGTTGTGAAAGCAACATGAGAACTGAAATCAATCGTGATCGGCTGACGATCGAAAATGAAGTAATACCTCATATCGAAGAAGCCAATGTCGCCCTGAGTCCCGAGAGTCGGCATTTTTTCGCTGAAGAATACCGGACGTCCCCAGATTTCCCACCTGGGCTTTCCTTGCACATCTTTCGTGAAGACAAGGATTTTTCCAGAAGCATCAGCGGCATTGCCTGACCCCATCTCGAGGAGTTCAGGAATAACACCAGGATTGATAACCCAGACTCCGTAATCATGAGAACCGGGAAGCATGCAAGCATACATTTCCGCTAAATCCTCGATCATGACACGAAGCAGAGTATTCCTATTCACGACTTTCAAGCAGTTGCAGTTCAAAATTCCGAGCGGTTGTCCAACGCCGTTGCCATTGATGAAGGCATCGTCCTCAAAGTATCCCCAGGCAGACCCGAACATTCTCTTGATTAAAGGCACAAGAGCAATGGCGGAATCGTCCCGAAGCTCGTGGGAGAGATAAGTAATCCCAGCGAGTTTATGAGGAGTCAGCTCCATCTGTCCGAACTTAGGTTTAGTAAGATCCTTGGCGGCTGCCTCGGCGGTCCAGGACGCCTGAACCCCGCCGAAAACGGTCGTAGCGTGCGAAGTATCGTCCACATAGGGAATCTTCAGGGAATCGGTCTTGATCGGGGGAATGATTGTTGCGCCGTTAGGTCGAACAATGGAATTCTCAAGCGCTATCATCTGGAGGTCGGCACGAAAAACCTCGGGGACGAGAAATCCGCCCTGAGAGTCTTCGCCTTCTTCCATGTGGCCAGCAACTTTGATAATGTTTCCAGAATTATCGACAAATCGAAGCCTCGGATCGAATTTCTTCCTTGTCTTGAAGTCTACAACTGCGTCGAGAAATTCAACGGGTTCGCTGAATTTGTCCGCTTCTTCTGTAGCTTTTTCAAGCTCGTGATCAGGTTTGATTTTAGCAAGAGCCTTTTGAATCTCCTCATCCATCAATCCCTGGTTTTCCTCATTTAGAGTTTTCAGCCTATCCTCAAGGGATTTCTCCATGAACTCGCTAAGCTTTTTCTCTGCAACTTTGCCAGCCTCATTCTCGATCAACGTGGTCAGTTCACTCTCTTTCATCGTGACTTTTTCTGTCTTTTCTGTTTCACTCATTTCATTTAATCCAAATTCCACTGGCTCTTGGATTTCGGCTTTCTTTCGACCCCCCTTTATGACTAATGCCTCTATGGGCTTGCGCTGTTAACTTGTTACTCGTTGGTTAACATCCGTTAACTTGCTCGCCCACTGACATCTCCGAAAAAGAGAACCTACTTTTTCCGAAGCCAGCGTGATTAATCAAAACCATTGGTCATATAAACAATGGCCTTGGTTAATAAGGCCAGCGACAAGCGTTGACTCAACTCTTTCTGCACTTGGCAGATGAGCTAAATATCGGTTGATTTGAGCAGACGGGAGGGGTACAATAAAAAAAGCTCTTTTTTCGTTGCCACACAATGCCATGTTTGTCTCGGATCAAGAGTCAGGGAGGGGTGCTAGCCTCTCCCGCCTCAAATCTTATTTATGCATTCTTCATCCTCTGATTAATAAGCCCGAGATTCTCGTTATGCCAGATGCGATAATCGTTTTCTTCACAACTGAAAATTTTCGCTACCTCACGGAGGGTCTTCCCTTCCTTGAGACATTTCGCCACTCGGGCTACATCCAGTTTAAGCTTCTTTGTCTCTTCAGGTTTTGGGGGAGGATAATTTTTCAAGAGCTGTTCTTTAATTCTCTCTACTGCAGTAGGGTCGGTCTTGACAAGCTGAGTTATCGCTGCGGCCCGAGCATTCATCCACTCTTTCATTCTGTGAAGATTGAAGTTCATTTCATAAGAAACCTGTTCCATAGTCCAACCTAATTCTCCCATGAGATAGTCGATTTTGACGCAATTCTCAAACGTCTCCATCTTTTCAAACATTGGGTCTGTCATACTTACTCCTTTCTCTATGTCAACCTGGAATATCCTTGGCTAAAACATAGGATGCCAGGTTGTCCTCCTCATCCGTCTTGAATGTAAGGGTGAATGGTGTTTTGCATTGTGGGCACTCGAACTCTAGCTTCCGGGTCTCCTCCGATATCTCTACTGTCGCTCTCTTCCCACATCCCGGACACCTTACTTCCTTCCTCTCTTTCACCTGACCTTACCTTTAATGCGGTCAATCTCAAGCTGTGTCGCTTCCCGAATTCGTTGCCTGATAACCTCAGGATCGCTATTTTTCTCGAAAGCCTTCTCAATAATGCCCTGCGCCTTCTCTGCCAAAACCTTCTCCACTATTATCCCGATATCCTCTATGGTGAACGTCTTTTTATCGCCATCCTTCTCAAGCTCAATAGTGCGTTCTGTGACCGTACCTCCGCCTTCATCATCCTCATCCTCCTGTGTTCCTGCAGCATCAGCCTTGAGCACAGCGTTGAGTGCGGTTATGGCATCCTTCACAATATTCCTATTCTTGCGACTCAGAACTCGCCCTGCTTTCAGGTCGGCAATATGCTCATCCTTCTCGCTAAGAAGTTTTTCATATGTATCCCTGATGTGATTAACGGCTTCCTCGAATTCGGATATCTCGGCTTTAGTTTCCTCGGCCTCAACTCCTTCTTGCCCTGGTCCAGGCCGCTCCTGCCGCCTCATCTGGCCTCCACACTCTGGGCACTTGATATCCTTGCAGTGCTTATCTGAGGTCAGTTTATGGCCACACTTAACACACTCGCATCTGTACTTTTCCTGCTTGGTTTCTATTTCAATTTCCCTGTCTTCTTTCATTTCAATCTCCCCGTCAATATATTTAATTCGCCCCCATATAGCCTTCACATCTTCTTTGTTCGCCCTGATTTCCTCGATAAGCTCTCTTTGTTCGGTCAACTTATCAAGGCTTCTGAGCATGGCATCGCCAATCTCTATCTCTTCCTCATCAGCTATCATCTTGGCAAATTCCACGAGTTCTTTGAGATGTGCTCCAGAGAATCCCTCGGTCTTTTTCACGAGGTCTTCGAGTAACTCTTTCTCTATGTCTCCTGCCCACTGCTTAATCATTTCCTCTCTCTGCTTTGCCTCGGGTAACTCAAAATTGACAATGTGGTGAAACCGCCCCGGTCTATCCAATAGGGCATCAGGCAATTTCTCTGGATAGTTCGATGTCATAATCGTAATCATGCCATTATTCTGTTTTATGCCATCCATCTCTGTCTTGAGCAGATCCGTCACGAATTCCATCTCACCCCGTAGCCAGGTATCAATATCTTCAAGGAAAAGCACAGATGGGGCTAAATCCCTTGCCATAGAGAATCCCAATGCAAGAGCCTTAAGTGGCCCAACATGCCTGAAATCACGACTCGATATCCAGATGAATGTAGCATCCAATTCGTTCATCAGCACCCGGCCAGTCTTGGTTTTTCCTGTTCCTGGAGGACCGATAAAGAGCAATCCACGTCCCACAAGATTCTCGCCTTTCTTTTCTAGGGCTTTTACTGACGTTATGATCGCATCTTTGTATTTAGGCTTGAGAATCAAATTGTCCCAATTATCACCAGGCTCTTTCAGAAATTCACCACTGAGGGCGAATTTTTCTCCCCGGAGAAAATTGTTCTCCTTGACCCAAGCATGAACCTTATCCAAGAGGTCTTTATTCCAATCCCTGTTTTCTGTCGATGTCGTCAGGGTAATACTCATCCCATACCAATTAGGGCTATAATTTACGATTAGTGGCCTCTTTTCTGCCTCGTAGAATTGCATTCCTTCAATAAGAAAGTCATCCGATTTCTCAGAATTAAGGCTTACAACTTCATGTTGAGGAGGAACTTCTTCTCCTACCCAGGTAAAATTCCGCGTATCCTTTAAGTCAAATTTACCAAGAACTTCTTTAAATCCTGCCAGATAGCTCCCTAGTAACGGACTCGGAACTGAATAACTATTCTGAAAAACTTCTTTGACTTTACATTCTAGGAATTTTTCATAGAGGTCAAAATGGAATCTCAGTGGTGCAGATGATTCCGCACTGGCAATATCGAAAAGCTTGGAAAGCGATTTATTCCAGCGTTCTTTGTATTCTGGTTCATCTTTTGTCTTGATGCCCACATATCGGTCAACGTCCCTTTTGTGTTCATCAACCCAAGTCTTTGCTTCCTCCATCGTCCACTTCTTAACATCGAACAAGTATGTAATGACCTTTTTGCAGTCCCCACAGTACAGCGCCTTTATCCCCTGCTTTGCCGATATGGTGATAGTGCGGATTCTGTGTCCCTTGTGCTTATCTGGCGACTCGATGGGGATGCGGTGATAGTTCTCGGTCGTTTCCGGCTTGGTGGTAGTGTTTATTCTTTCGAGTTCCTTATTAATTAATTCTTTTTCACCCACCTCAAGGTGCCTAGCTTCCGTTAAAAGCTCTTTGTATTGTCCATCAAGACTTTCATCCATTTCAACCTCAATCTCTTTTTCTTCTGGCTTGATAAATACTCCGCTTGCACAGTTTTCCAATTTTCTGGATTCCCTTATTCGCTCTAGTGCCCCTGGGTCGATATAGGCCCCTTCAAATTCAACCTCAATCTCCCTGTCCTCCACATCTTTCACCACCTCAATCTCAAGCTCCTTCTGTAACTTCTCGGAAATAAGCCCCTTCTCCACCGCTATGGTCAACGCCTCGGGACAGCTCGGAATTGGAACTGCACTATACTCAAGCATCTCCCACTTGTTATAAATCCGCTTGGGTAAATCAGGGTCTTTCTCTAATGCCCTTGCATCCGTTTCCTCCACATCGATGGGGATAAACCCAACGCTCCAGGCATTGAGCAGTGGCCCTGTACCCCCCACGTCCTCTGTATAGGCCTTATAAATCTCATCTGCCCTCTGGTTCTTAGCAAACACCGTTTTAGCAATAAGCCCCTTCTCGTCTCGCTTAATCCACATATTCTTGGCCGGAGGAATAGAGCGATAATCGTGAGCAAACGGTACAACGGGGTTCTTCTGGTAATTAGCAATAACCGCACCTTCCGGCACAAGCTTCTCGCCATCCCTGTCCTTTATCCCAGTCGAGATATAGCTGATTACAGCACGCTCTTTCTTCTTAACCTCTGTTTTATCCTTCTCTGCCGTGTAATACTTCCTGACAAAAGGGATCTCGTCCTTTTTTATGTGAAGTCGCTGTGCGACCTCTGCGGCTTTTTCGGGAAAGATATCCGCAAATTTAAGGTGTTCCGTGACCATCTTCATAATTGGCCTCCTCTATTTTCGTTTTTCTCTATAGGAGATTTCATCATAAAATAAATTGCTATTCCAAAAGCAATCCCAACTCCCGCAATGGGAAATCCTATTAACCATTCTGGCATATCATGCCTCCTCAAAATGCGCCGCCACCGTACAACGACAAATCATTCTCCTTTTGCCTCTCTTTTCTCAAATACAATATCATTGCCTTGGCCTTCTGTGGGTACAGAATGGTCTGTTTTGCCATCCAATATCTCTTTCGGTATTCCCTCGGGGAAAGCCTTGCAAGTCAGTGGTTTACCAAGGTGCTTACAAGCTAAACATTGAACGGATATATCAACGCCCACATCTGCAATTATCCCATTTTGATGAATAGGAACTAATGTCAACTTTGTTTTCATCCTCCCCCTGCGCTTTTAACTAAATTATCAAAATATGTAATTACATTTTTAGGGCAATATCCATGCCCCGAAGAGTTAAAGTATTCGGCAAATTTCTCTGCGAAATATTCTTCGGCATAGTCAGCTTCGTAGGGAGAAGCGATTAATCCTTTGTTGCTATTAGTTTTCCATATGCCCTGCCATTTATTTGAACCAGACAATGTTGATGAACCTTTTGTAAAAATGGCATCTACGGTATGCCCATGCTCGTGAAGCGTAAGATTAATGCTTCCGTGTCCTACCCCGGTCTTATTGGCCACAAGAATAGTTTTGGGTTTATTCCAAGTTCCGCCAGCCCCAGGTATATTATCCCATCCCTTGCCTGTTCCTTCCCAGCCTCTTGGAATCTTGCCTTTTAAATGCTTATAGGAAGGATGGATAGTTATTCCAGAATTAACAACCAAATCCATCGACCCACCATTCTTTGCTACTTTGGCTAATAATCCCTTGGGTACCTTATCCACTTCTTTGGCAATTAAATTCCATTCTTTTAGGGATAATTTTTTATTCCCTACCGTAAGCCCTTTTATTCCGTATTGCTTGCCCCACTCTTCGGCTTCTTTTAAGCTCTTAAATGGCTTCCGAGGTTTTCTCGCTACTTCTCCCGCTTCCCCGGGGGGAGGCGGTTTCCCTTCGCCTTCCTCAAAGCTAGCGGCAACAGTGCATCGACAACGTGGGTGAAGGGGCGGGCTTTCTACGTTTTCATAGTCAAGTTTTATTGTCTGTTTCCCCGCCCTAGCTATGTCACCCTGATTAAAAAAATTCTTTTCAAGTGATATAACCTTATTATTCAAAGACCTGCATACCTCACAGGTTGCAGCACTAAAGTGCGTTATCCACACCTTCTTCTTCACAACGCCTGATTGCTTATATGCTTCAAGCGACGCCCTATTCGATGCCCTCAACGCCTCAGAGC